CACTAGGCCTTGAAGCCTTGAAACGGATAAAGTACTACCGTGAAGAACTGGAGAGGAATAAAACCCTCAAAGTTCATTTACTACCAGGAGAGACAGAGAAATAGCAGCCAATAGATGTCGACAGAAGGTTTTTGATTTAAGTGAGGTGAAGTAGTATGCAAGATACTGGTCCCGTGAATTTACCTTATTGTCATCATTGTACGGGTTTCCACTATCCCTCCACATCCAAATGCGGGACTTGGTATTCTACGGGAATGGGATATGCGGTTATAGTCCCAGACCCCAAGGAAGTTTTTATAAAAACCATGCCTTGTGGGCATACTGGTATTTTAATAATGGACAAATGGGTATGCCAAACCTGTATGGGTTGGGAGTTAGCCAAACGCTGTAGTCAAAGTGTTATGGAGTTGAAATGCTAAAAACCAAAATCATCGCAGCCTTAAAAAAGGCGGCTCCAGATATTCAGGAAGAGGCAGCACATCACATCACTGATGCCATTATCGAGATAATAATTCAGGCATTGGCTGAAGCGGCAGTAAAACTCGGAAGCAAAGAAGATGATAGACAAGAGGCTGATTAAAAAGTTCACCCTTGAGGATTGCACTCAATTAGTTGGGTAATGGATTATAAAAGCGGACGTATTAGGTGCCCACGGATGTTTTCAAGGACAACTAACCGTGTCGGAGCAAAACGATTTTGTAAGAAGCACAATCTACCTTTTAGTTAGCTTATGCGGTGGTAATTTAACGATGATTGAACTTTATCATGGAGATGCACTAGAATTGCCCGTCCAGAAAATTCCAAGTGGCAGTGTGGATTTAATTTACACAGACCCACCTTATTCCCAAGAGTTTCACTATCTATATAAATGGCTTGCCAAGGAAGCGGTTCGGGCATTAAAACCAGATGGCTTTTTAATAGCCTATGTCGGCCCCTATTGGAAAGATGTGGTAATGAATTATTTTAACAAACACTTGCAATACTTTTATGACTTTATATTGGTGCATAAAGGAAATACGTCTATTCTGTGGCCCCGGAAAATTATATCGGGCTATAAATCTATTCTTTGTTATCACCTGAAAAATAGAAAGCCATTACCTAAAACGAATGTTCTTGGACAATGGGATGGGACTGGTGGGGATAAGCGTTTCCACGGATGGGGACAAGATGAAAATACTGCTCGTTATTATATCGAATGTTTTTCATCTAAGGGTGATTTGGTTGTGGATTATTTTCTTGGTGGCGGAACAACGGCGGAGGTATGTAAAAAACTGGATAGAAACTTTATAGGTTTCGAAAAGGATATGAGTACTTTTAACATTGCACGGAACCGAGTAGAGGGTATCTTGCTACCCGTAGAAAGTAGGCAGGAGATTATGGAGTTAAAGATTTGATAGACAAGCGATTCCTTAAAAAATTTACCCTAGAAGATTGTACTCAATGCAGGATAGAGTTGAGCGAATCCCTAAAATTAACAAAGGAACGACTGGGGCGGTTAAAGAGAAAACAAAAAGAAAACCCTGCTTGGGTAGCCTATTGCAAATATGCCGATGCTTTTGTGGGGATAGATATTCGGATTGAAGAACAGCTAGCCGTCAGGGAAGAAATTGAACAGAATATTGTGTTGGTGGATGCCCGAGCTCGGGAATTAAAGGCGATACCCGCGGAGATTACCGTTGAGGATAATGTGAACCCCCAAATTACCAAAGCAGAAAAGCGGCTATGCCATCGCTGCCAGGAAAAAATCATTAGTAGTGTCGGGGATGGCTTCGCTGGTTGTAAGTATAAACTTAGCCCTATTTGCCGTGATGATAGCGATTGTCCTTATTGGAAAAAAAACAATGAATGAAACTCAATTAAGCCAAGCTGGCAAAAACGGTGGCTCCGCTCCAAAGCATAAATGGACAGAAGAAGAGCGGGAAATTGTTCGAACCCTTTATAGGCAGGACAGTAAATCCGCTCAACTTATTGCTGATAGATTGGGGGTTACATTCTTCGGCGTAAAAGGGCAGGTTCAGTTGTTGGGAATCTCTAAGAGAACTGGCCGTGAATGGTGGCATACCAATAATGATGATAAATTGCGGGAACTTATTCCCCGGTATGCACCAGTTACGATAGCCAAGATGATGAACTGTTCAATCGGCTCAGTAATAAATAGGGCTAAAAGGCTTGGTTTATCTCGCCGGTCCAAGGAAGGTTGGTACACCAAGCGAGACGTCTGTGAAATTCTAGGGGTTGACCATAAACGAGTTCAAACCTTCATTGATTCAGGAGTTTTACCGGCGACTTATCATCACGGTCATCGGCCTTCTAAGTTCGGCTCAGGATCTTGGCATATCACAAAGGAAAGTTTAAAGCGCTTTATCAGGAAATACCCCGAGGAATTTAATGGCCGCCAAGTTGATTTAGTTCAAATCGTGGACATATTGGTGGGGATAGAATATCCAATCGTACCACTGCCGTGTGAATTCCCCAATAACTGCAAGGATTGTAAACATATTTTTGAAGAGGACTGCAAACTTAGTCGAGGGCGAGCCCTATGAATAACGATTTACCAGTTTGGTTTCCGTCAAGGGGAATTTACTTCTCAAAGATTCAATTGCAACGTTTTATCTTTCCCGAACTTAACGACCTTAGATTCGGCGATTATCCTCCGGAGCCGGATGAATATATTACCTATGTTAAAGGTGGCTGGATAGAAATGAAACGGTCAGGCTATGAGAAGTCGGGGCGGAAACTGACTAATCACAATGCACCCTTCCTGGCCGCTGCGGAAATTGCCGCGGAAATTGATTCACGTCTTGCGATGATTCCTCTCCCTCAACGTTATTGGATAATGGACAATCTTACAGATGGCATGGAATACTGGGAGATAGCCAAGTTCTATCATGTGGCGGAGGACCAGGTGAGAAGCAAAATAGGGCGGATGATAAGATATATGGTTGGCTCGTGGCGTGCAGATGTAGATTATAAAGAATGGAATAGAACTGGGTGCAAATATAAAGTCATCATTCCAGTTTGAGACTTGACAAAGCTAAAATCAAAATGTTAATATGGTATAGTGGCGTAAGCCATAAGAAGCTCACCATCTCGGTGGGCTTTTTGCATTTGACGTCGCGGAGTGGAGCAGTATGGTAGCTCGCGTGGCTCATAACCACGAGGTCACAGGTTCAAATCCTGTCTCCGCTACCAATCATTTTACTATGCCATATAAACCGAAACGTCCCTGCAGACAGAACGGCTGCAAAAATCTAACTGATGATAGTACCGGCTATTGCCAAGAACACCGCGGTGCCTATCTTAAAGCCCAGGACAGCCTGAGAGACAGCGCCAATGACCGCGGCTATACCTATCGATGGCACAAGGCAAGCCGTCGATATCTAAGAATACATCCTTTGTGTGTGGAATGTCTCAAGGAAAACAGGACGACGGCAGCTACTGTAGTTGATCATATCATCCCACATCGAGGCAGCCTTGAATTCTTCTGGGATGAGAGTAACTGGCAATCGCTTTGTGATTACCATCATAACCAGAAGACAGCCAGGGAAAGGCAAACATCGTAAATATTTCTTGAGAAATAATTGACCGGGAAGGGGATAGTAAATCTCTGCAGTCTCATAGCATCGAAACCGAGAGGGCAGTTTCGCGGAGAAAGTCGCGAGTTAGGATAATTTAATGAAACCAGGTAATAAACCTAAACCAACTGAATTAAAGAAGCTCGAGGGGAATCCAGGCAAGAGGCCATTACCAATAAATGAAATAAAGCCTGATCCAACTATGCCGGCATGTCCGAGATGGTTCGACAAAATCGCCAGAGCCGAATGGAAACGTGTGGCACCGGAACTTCACCGGTTGGGCATTTTAACCAGCGTCGACCATGCCGTACTCGAGGGCTACTGCGTATCATATTCTATGTTCGTTCGCGCAGCTCGAGAAATTGGAGAGAGTTTTGTTTATGATTTTATTGAAGGAAAATCATTCAAATTAAAGAGAACTAAAAAACCCGAAGTTTCTATAGTTCGTGATGCACTTAATCAAATCAGACTTTTGTGCGCTGAATTCGGCTTAACTCCTAGCTCCAGGGGGCGCATGAGTATGCCTAGCGAAAAAGATGACCCTTTTGAGGGATTACTGGAATATTGTAACAAATCAACTAAAAAAGATGTATGAAAATCAACAAGGCAGCCGCCCAGAGAGCGATTTCATTTATAGAGAATCTAAAACATACCAAAGGTGAATATGCTGGTCATAATTTTAAATTAACAGATTGGCAGAAGCGGGATATCATCATTCCGCTTTTTGGCACTCTAAATCCTGACGGGACCCGCCAATACCGGACATGCTTTATTGAATTGCCGCGCAAAAATGGAAAGACGACTTTAGCCGCGGCGATAGCTTTAGAATTGACTTTTGCTGATGGGGAATTCGGCGCCGAGGTTTATTCGGCAGCCAATGACCGCGACCAGGCGGCCCTAGTATTCAATGAGGCCGCAGCAATGATCCGCCAAGAGCCAGCTTTAGAGAAACGGGCGAAGATTCTCGATACCACAAAGCGTATTGTTTATTATGGTCGCAATAGTTTCTATAGAGCGATCAGTGCTGAGGCTTATACCAAATGGGGCTATAACGCGCACGGAGTTATCTATGATGAGCTCCATGCGGCACCGGACCGGGAACTCTGGGATGTACTGACCACTTCCACCGGGTCCCGGCGCCAACCGCTAATAGTAGTAATTACTACGGCGGGTTATGATCGAAACTCCATTTGCTGGGAATTACACGATTATGCACTCAAGGTAAAGAACGGGATCATTGAGGATCCGACTTTTTTGCCGGTCATTTATGCAGCTGACGAAAAAGATGATTGGCAGGATGAAAGGATATGGAAAAAGGCCAACCCAGCACTGAAGTCCGGATTCCGCAAAATTGAGGAAATGCGGATAGCCGCCATGAAAGCCAAAGAGATTCCGGCTTATGAGATGGTTTTCCGCCGACTCTATTTAAATCAGTGGGTTAATTCAGTTGAGAGATGGATGCCGATAGAAAAATGGGATGCCTGCAAAGGCGAAGTAGACTTAGAGTCTTTGAAGGGCCGGCCATGTTATGCTGGTCTTGACCTTTCCAGCACGATAGATTTGACGGCGTTGAGCCTAGTCTTCCCTAAAGATGATACCTATGACGTGCTGATGCGGTTCTGGATACCCGGAGACACAGCCAAAGAGGCCGAGAAGCGGGACAGAGTACCCTACCAGACATGGGCACAACAAGGATTGATTACTCTGACCGAAGGCAATGTCATTGATTATGATTACATCAAAGAGGAGTTGAAGAAACTGAGGGAATCCTTTGACATTAAGGAAATAGCTTATGACCGCTGGGGCGCTGCCAAACTCGTTCAGGACCTGACAGAGGAAGGTTTTACAGTGGTGCCCTTTGGACAAGGTTACGCCTCGATGTCGTCGCCTACAAAGGAATTGATGAACCTTGTCCTG